GCGATGGAATTGATGCGGATGCTCCAGTCTAACGAGGGGCTGACGGTCATTGACATGGAGGACGAATTCGAGACCCACGAGTACAGTTTCGGCGGTGTTTCAGAGACGCTGTTGATGCTGGGCCAGCAGATATCCGGTGCGCTGGGCATTCCGCTGGTCAGGCTGTTTGGTCAGTCGCCCGCGGGCCTGAATAGCACCGGCGACTCGGACTGGCGCAACTATGAGACGATGGTGAATGCGACCCAGGAGGCCAGATTGCGCCGGCCGCTCACCACGGTCTTCAAGGTGCTGTGGCGCAGCACACTGGGCACGGACCCGCCACCGACCTTCGGCTTCAAGTTTAATCCGCTGACCGTACTCACCGAGGCAGAGAAGGCGGAGATCGCGCAGCGCGATGCCGATACGATCAAGCTCCTGCACGACGGCGGGGTGATCACCACAACTATTGCGTTGAAGGAATTAAAGCAGTCGTCGGTGGTGACTGGGCGCTTCACCAACATACAGGAATCCGACATCAAAGATAGTGAGGAAGCTCCGGCTCCATGGGAGCAGCCACCTCCAGGCCAGGGCTTGCCAGGAATGCCCGGTGCGCCGGGCGCTCCAGGGGGCGCAGGCAAGGGCGGCGGCGCACCCGGTGCCAACGTGCCCGGCGTGCCTGGGGGCACTCCACCGCCTCCTGGCAAGTCCAACGGGGCTGGTCTCCAGGTGCATGTGCACCAAGCCGGCAGCGACGATGACTGAGACGCCGACCCCATCAAAATATTTTGAGGGGGTTGGTAATGCCTGAGACCCCGGCCGAGCGGCGCGCGCGCGAGCGTAAGGAGCAGAAGACCGACCAGCGTTTCCACGCGGCCCGCAACGCCGCCACCAGCTTCGGTGCGAGCCTGCGCCAGCTAGCCAAGCAGGTGGCGCACATCATCGAGGGCGTGGCGCACGAGGAGCAGCCACCCTACAGCAGTGCGACCCTGGCTAGGATCAGGGAGGCGTTAGCCGACTATTCCAAGGCGATCGAGCCCTGGGCGCGCAGGGCGGTGACGCGGATGCTGGCGGAGACAGATCGACGGGGTAAGACGGCGCTGATTGCCTACACCCAGGAGATCGGCCGCGAGCTACGGCAGGAAATCTACAACGCGCCGGTGGGCGAGACCATGCGCCAACTGATGGGCGAGCAGGTGGACTTGATCAAGAGCCTGCCGCTCGAAGCCGCACAGAGAGTCCACGAGCGCACCGTGGAGGCGATCTCGCACGGTTCCCGATACCCCGAGCAGACCGCGGAGATCGAGGAGATGCTGGCGGAGACGCATCCAGGGGCCACCGGGCGGTGGCTGCGCAACAGGGCGACCTTGATTGCCAGGACCGAGACGGCGCGGACGGCGAGCAAGCTAGTGGAGGCCAGGGCGCGGCACATTGGGTCGGATCAGTATGTCTGGCGGACCTCCGGAGATTGGAAGGTGCGGGAGAGTCACCGCAGACTAGATCGCACGGCCCATAGTTGGGACGAGCCGCCGTTGTCTGATCCGCCAGATCACCATAGCCATCCTGGGCAAATCTGGAATTGCCGTTGTGTGGCTTTGCCCATCATCCCGAGCGAATAATACACCGCATCCGGCCCGGCGTGTGCGATCCGGTAGACGTGGTCGTGCTTGGAAGGCTGGTGCGTTAATTCCTAACGTGTTAGCCATTTAGCGGCGCGCTTGACCTGATCACGCTGACCGTGCCTATTCTGCCTCGCTGGAAAACATGACTGAGCGAGGGATCGATGCCAACTAAGCTTGAATTGCTGCGAAGCGTCGTCACCGAGGAGCTTCCCGAGGAGACGCAGGACGCTATGCTGCAAGCCTATTTCTTCGGGCGGCATCAGCCGCCGCAGCCACTACCACCACAAGCCGCGTCGGAGCCGCCAGCTAAGCCGAAGAAGCCGCGTGCCTACGACCGCGGTGGGCTCCATGCTTCGCTGCGCCGCTACCTCAACAAATTCCCCAACGGCCCAGTGTTGCTGGCGAAAGTCGTTGATGAGATGCGGTTCATCGGCAAGGTCCGTCGGGCGGAGCCAGACCAAACGGTGCTGAATGCTTTGAAGAAGAGTCCGATCACCTTCCATGAGCCGGAGCCCGGCATGTGGATGCTGAAGAAGTTCGTGAAGCGGGACGAGGACTGAAAAGCAGAAGGCCGCCCCTCACGGAGCGGCCTTCCTTGCCCTGGGCGCTTTTAGAGTCTGCTGGAAAACATGACTTCTAAGAGCGAGGGGCTGGCTGGATTATAGCCCTACGCACCCGGTCGGTCCACGTCCTTGTCTGGGAGTGTCCAGCCATGCCTGATGCTCCAGGTGCCTGATGCCGCGGCCGAAGAATGCCACCGACTGGACCACCGAGATGGACCAGCGGCTGGTAGGGCTGTACCGCGAGGGGATGCCGCTGAGCGCCTTGGCGCGGGTGATGGACTTGGCTGAGGGCACGATCCGGCGGCGGGCGGCGTATCTGGGTCTGCCATCGCGGGGCTCGCCGCTGGGCAAGCGACCCAAGACACGGCCGCAGACCGCCAAGCCGCTCAAGCCGGGCGCTAAGACACTGCCGAAGCTGGGGTCGCTGGACTAGGCCGCATCCTGACCGCGCAGTCTACTGGCGATATCGATCATATCGACGGCCATTGCGTCTACTCGTTTGGCGATGGCATCCACCCGAGAGGTCAGGTCTTTGAACGCCTGAAAATGCTGTGGGCTGTGTTCTTCATCGAAAGTGCCGCCGACCGCCTTTCGCACTTCCTCCAGGCAGACCCTACCGAAGTTGGGAATGCGCAATAGCTGTTGGGTGGAGGTGCCACGGACCACCGATAACGTCAGCGCTGGGATGCGCCCTTCACGCACAGCATAGACCAGCGAATTCGCTGCGCGGGTGGATAGCTCCTCCATCCAAGCTGGTAGGTCTTTCCGCCATGACTTGTCGCTGTAGGACATCGGCTTTAACTCCTGGGAGGGTGCGCCATGAAGTGGTTCACGGTCACCCGCCTGGGCGACCACTCCTCGCTCACGCCCGAGGGCTTTCTGTTGGTCCGCGACGTGGCGATAGCGCGCTGCGGGCAGCAACTCTACTACGACAATGAGCTTGGCGAGCTAGAGGCCAACGACGACCACACCATCGTCATCGAGCGGGACCCGGGCGAGGTGTTTCACGAGGACAGTATTTCCTCATTCCAGGGCAAGCCGATAACGAATGATCACCCGCTGCAAGCCGTCGACCCGGACAACTGGACCCAGCTAGCGATCGGGCACATGACCAACGTGCGCCGGGGCGTGGGCGAGCACAAAGACTGCCTCGTGGCCGATCTGCTGTTTACCACCCGCAACGGCATTGCCGCGGTGCAGAGCGGCAAGCGGGCGCTGAGCGTGGGCTATGACGCCTACTATGAGCAGATCGCCAAGGGCCACGGCCGGCAGAAGGACATCATCGCCAATCACCTCGCCTTGGTGGACGAAGGTCGCTGTGGCGCGCGCTGCACGATCCGGGATGGGCTGCCGTTCTATGACGAATTCATCGAGTCAGACCACCCACGGGATGACGAGGGCAAATTCGCTGAAGGACCGGGTGGCGGTGGGGCCAAGCAGGGTGGGTCGGAGAGTTTTTCCAAGCAGCAGCCGCCGTCCTACGGCACGCTGGGCGGGGTGAAGTTTGAGAAGTGGAATGCGCCCAAGGATGACGCAGGCTGGGAGGCGGAGGCGAAATCCGGGCCGGACTTTGCCGAGCCCGAGGAGCCGGACACCAAGGGCAAGAAACTGGCTGCCGGTGTCATCGTCAAGGAAAAGGATGGCAGGGTGTGGCTGATCCGGCCGAAAGGTGGATATGGCGGCTACAAGGCGAGTTTTCCAAAGGGCGGCGTTGACCCTGGCATGAGCCTGCGCGCGACGGCGATCAAGGAGGCGTATGAGGAAAGCGGACTTCGGGTAAAGCTTACCGGCTACGCCACCGACGTGCCGCGGTCGACCAGCCATGCTCGCTACTACCATGCCGAGCGGATCGGCGGCACGCCGGCCGACCATGGCTGGGAGTCCGAGGGCGTGACGCTTGCGCCGCACAACGAGCTTCATCAGCACCTCAATCAGCCGGTGGATCGCAGGCTAGCGCGGACTGCGCTGGGCGACACCGAGGACAAGCCGCTGTCGCTGTCGGATATGACCAAGGTGGGCCAGCAACTGGGCAGCAATCCGGGCGGCCAGTACACCGACAAGCTGGGCAAGAAATACTACGTCAAGATATCGAAATCGGACAGCCACGCCAAGAATGAGCTACTGGCGGCCAAGCTGTATGAGGCGGCCGGCGCGCCGATCATGCACGCGATGCCGGTGGATGTGGGCGACGGCAAGCTGGGCACGGCCACCGAGTGGCGGAAGAAGCAGAGCAACATCGAGCCCAACGAGAAGGGCGACCGCAGGGAGGCGCAGCGGCATTTCGCCACCCATGCGTGGCTGGCCAACTGGGATGCCGCCGGCCTGGAATATGACAATCAGGCGCGGGTCGACGGCGAGATGCACACCATGGACCCGGGCGGCTCGATGATCTACCGCGCCCAGGGCGGTCCGAAGGGCAAAGCCTGGGGCGACGAGGTGGGCGAGTGGCATACGCTGCGCGACGCCGGGGTCAATCCGCAGAATGCCAAGGTATTCGGCGACATCTCGGACCAGCGGCTGAAGCGCAGTGCGGAGAATGTCACCCGCATCCCGGACAAGGAGATCAGGCGGCTGGTGATGCGCCACGGGCCGGGCACTGAGACCGAGAAGCAGGACCTCGCCGACCGGCTGATCGCGCGGAAGAAGGACATCGGCCAGAAGGCGGCCAAGCTGACCGGCGACAGCAAGGGTGGGGTGGTGATCCACCTGGGCGCGTGGCGTAGGCGGCTGGCGGCATGAGCTTCATCCGCCGCATCGGCCGGGTGGTCCTTCACATCCGGGATGACTGGCAGGAGCAGCCCAGGGTGCCTGCGGGCTCCTCTGAGGGCGGTCAGTTCAGCACCGGTGGCGGTGGTGGGGCGGGTGCGGCGACGGCGCTACCGCCCAAGCCAGCCCAGCACAAGGCCAGTGTGGCGAAGCTCCAGGCGCTGGCGCTTAGCGGGGGCGACGTGCACGCGGTGGGCGAGCAGATCAAGGAGCTTGCCGGCCAGTACATCCACCCCACGGTCGCAAGCTACGCCAACAAGCTGCTAGCGCACCTGGAGAATACCCAAGGGCTGGCACCTGGGGAGTTGGGCAAGGCCAAGCCGAAGGTGGCGGGTGCGCCTGCGGAGCCGGCCGCGGCCGAGCCCGAGCCTGCCGCAGAGGAGAAGCCGGAGCGCACCGAGCCGCCGCCGGTCGTAGCGGACGAGGACCTCGACCCGGAGCCGGGCAACGCCTTCCAGAATCTGATCTACGGGCTGGGGACCATCGGCAGCGGCTCGCCGCAGATGAAGGCGGCGGCGATCGAGAAGGTGCTGAGCAAGAATTTGCTGGCACCGGATAAAAACGTCCAGTACGCGCAAGCCTGGGTGAAGAAGCTGGGTGGGGCGGAGGAGCAGCCGGCGGAGGGGAAGCTCGATCCCGAGACGGTCATGGAGGAGGTCTACAACAGCCCGCACCTGTCTACCGAGAAGAAGATCGAGGAATTCGAGAAAATCCAGAATTCGCCGCTTTATCAGCACATGCACAAACTGGCCGCAGGTGTCTATCTCAAGTCGCTGAAGGCCAAGGCAGCCAAGGAGCCTGCGCCTGACACCTACATGAAGACCGCCCAGGGGATCATCAGCGATCCCGACATGAAGGCCGACGAAAAGGCCGACATGCTCAGCACGCTGGTGAAGCAGGCGGTGGCCAGCGGCAAGATGACCGAGGGCGACCCGACCTGGAATGCGTCGCAGAAGGCGATCTCCAATTTGATCGCGCAGGGTGGCCTGGAAGCTGAGATGGCCAAGGCGAAGGCGGCCCAGGAGCCGGCGACGTTTGCGGGTATGCCAGAGCCCAAGAGCGACGCGCAGCAAGTCATCCACAACGTGTTGAGCGGCTTGGTGCCACCTCCGGTCGGCAAGACTGCGGCCCAGTATTTCAAGCTGGTCTCGGAGGGGTCAACAAATCCCGAGACGGTGGCTTACGCCAAGCAGGCGCTGGCGACATTGCAGCCAGCGTCCGCGCCACCGGTGCCCAATCCGGTCTCCTCGATGCAGAAGCAGATGTATAGCTACGCGATCAATCCGGATTTCACGCCGCAGTATAAAATAAGCTCGATCCAGGGCATGATTACCGGCAAGCAATTGCCGGAGACCAAGGAATACGGCGCTGCGCTGATCAAGCACCTCGCCAACGCGCCGGAGCCGGCAGCCCAGTCCAACGTGATGGGCCCGGACGAAGCGGCGCAATTCAAGAAGGGCGTAGCCAACAATCTGGAATTCCTGCCGGAGCCGTCGAAGGTCAATTATCTGGAGAATTTGCTGGCCACCAAGTCGGACACGATGGACCCCGACACCAAGGCGTTTGTGACCGGCAAGCTGGAGGAATTGAAGCAGCCCAAGACCCCGACCCAGATGGTCGCAGCGCAGCCGGAGTTGATGCCCAACGCAAGCTCGAAGCATCAGCAGGCGCTGGCCAAGGTGGCGATGAGCCATACGCTGCCGGTCGAGGAGAAGATCGCGCAACTCAAGGAATACCCGACGGTCAAGGAGTACCCGGACGGCTTCACTGCCAAGTTCGCTAATTCCTGGGTGAAGGCGCTGGGCGGCGAGCCGATCCCGAATGTGGGCTTCGCGGGTGCGCCAGCGGCGACACCGGCTGCACCATCGGCCGGGCCGCAGCCGGTGTTTAAGCCACCCACGCCACCGAAGCCGCAGGGCTGGAAGCCAGCCTCACTCGGCAGCGAGATCGATGACGCGACATATGCGACCTACCAGAAGGCGGCACCGAAGCCGCAGCCGGATGAGCGGCAGGCGATTCACACCTACACCGGCGGCGACTACAGCCCGATAAATAATGCGCTGCGAGCAGGCGATCCGTTGCCACCGCACCTGCACAAGCAATCCAAGGATTTGCAGGACTACCTATTGAAAGCTTCCTGGCCGGAGGATGGCACGGTGGTCACCCGCAAGGTGAGCGGCAGCTATGCCAAGAGCCTACAGAGCAAACTCGTGAAGGGCTCGATCTTCCGCGACCACGGCTTTGTCTCCACCGATCACTGGAGCGGCGACCTGACGATCAAGATTCACCTCAAGAAGGGCGCTAACGCGGCGGCGGTGAAACAGTGGTCCGCCAACAAGCCGGAGGATGAGATCGTGCTGGCGCGTGGCACCCAGTTCCGGGTGCTGGATTACGAGAAGGGCAACAATTATATCCGGGTCGAGGCACTGACGCCGGACGATCCGGAATATATCCACTGAGGGGCGACGATGGCGCACAAGCCCGGCGATAAATTCACCTGGAAAGAGGGCGATCTAGAATTCCTCAAGCAGGGCGACGGCGAGCCGCTGATCTCCCCGGAGGAGATGGACCGCATCCTGAGTGAGAATGCCAGCGATGCGACCGCCGATGCGAAGCACGCCTACCGCGGTGTGTTTGGGACCGAGCCACCGGCGGGCGCGACGCCGGAGCAGATGATCGCCGCGATCGACGCCCGCCAGCCGATGACGCAGGACCACAGGCGCAAGCCGAAGGTGATCATTCACCGCAGCCGGTAAGCCGCTGGCGGACTGCATCCCGCTCCTCCGGGGGCAGATAGTCCACGATCCACTGGCAGACTGAGCACCGGTCCGGCGCACGCGCAGCGCCGATCAGATAGACATGATGTCCGCAGTCGGGGCAATCAAACTCGATCGCCGGGCGATAATCGAATTCCACGGAAATACTCCCATGCTGATCCAACGGACACCGTGCGCCGCGTGTGGGCGCGCGTCGTGCGACTGCCACCACTCACACCCACAGGAGAGTACCATGTCGAAAATGACCGACATCCGCGGCTTCATCACCCGGGCGTTCTGGGCCGATGACAAGGAGACCTTGGCGCAGATCGTCAAGGACGCGGAGGCCAACGGCAAGAAGAATGGCAACGGCGACGATGACCACGATGAGCCGGATGGCGACGAGGGCACGCACATCCACCTCCACATGGAGGGCAAGGACGGCAAGCGGACCGGCGATGAGCAGGACCCGGACACCGAGTCCCGGCTGAAGAATCTGGAGGACGGCTTCAAGGATGTCGGTCGCAAGATGTCCAAGATCATGGATGCGCTGGGGGTGAAGGACGGCGAATTGCCCGAGGCGCTGAAGAAGCACCAGTTCGGAGCCAAGGACGAGGGCGACGATGACGATGACGACAAGAAGGACAACGGCGACGGCGACGACAATGGCGACGGGGAAGACGACGGCGACAAGAAGGAAAATCCGTTCGCCAAGAAGGAGGACACCGACGACGCGCCGACCGCCAACGAGGGCGCGATGACCGCCAGCGACCCGGGCAGTGTGGCAGGGGCCGAGTTGATGGAGGCCGACCCGGCGCTGAAGACCGGCAAGTCGATGATGGGCGACGCCAAGAATGTCGGGCGGTGGAATACCGCGCTGGCACACTACATCCGCGATAACGTGGCACGGGCGGAGGTACTGAGCCCGGGGATCAAGGCCAACAAGCGCACCCTCGACCACGGCGGGGTGTTCAAGATCAACGACACCGGCAAGGCGATCTGCGATCTGCGCCGCGACAGCCTGGGGCGTGCGCTGACCACCGACGCCGGCAAGCAGGCGGTCGGCCGCTACGTCACCAAGGCCGCGCTAAAGGCGATGTCCTGCGACGCGGTGCGGATGGCATTCCTGACCGCGTCGGACAATATGCGGGCGCTGAATAACGCCGCCGGCACACCGCAGCCCGGTAACTGGACGCACGAGGACCCGCGGGCCTTCCGTGATGCGCAGCAGAGCCGGCTGCACTCGATCAACGAGGCCAACAGGAAGTTCTGGGCGGAGCAGACCGGGAGGCCCAACTGATGTCGGGCACGATCATCCCGGCCGCGCCGACCTCGACCATCATCACGGTCGAATACAACGACGCGGTGTGGGGCGAGCCCGGGCTGGCCTGGGCGATCCTGCACGACAATCAGCCGATCGGCTGGAATGTCGGCGGCGCGACGGCGCAGCCGGTGGTCTTGGGCACTATGCCGGCGGCACCACCGGACACCGGGGCGATCCTGTCGCCACTGTGGGGGCAGGTGATCTTTACCGGGACGATGCTGCTGCCGGATATGTTTCGCGGCACGCCCGAGGAATGCTTCACCTTCCTGGCCACCAACAACGGCGCGCGGCGGCAGCTTTATGCCAACTTCGCCAGTTCGGCGCTGGCGATGGCGTGGAGCCAGTGGGCGGCCAACAATCCGACCTTGGCGCTCAAGGAGCCGCCCAATCTGGGCACGCCGCCTGCACCGGAGGAGCCACCACCGGACCCGCCGCCGCCGCCGGAGCCGGGCGAGGAGATGGCCCCGCTGCTGCCCACACGGGCGCACCACAGGGCGCACCAGCCGCCAGCTAGGGAAGCCTAGCCACCAGAGTCCATGTGCCTGCCCAGTCCCTTCCTAGGGGCTTGGTGGGGCATGTCTGACGCCTACCCATCCACAAGCTGAAAGGAGACAACGCCATGGTGGCGTTTCAATACGCCATGCCGGCTGGCATTCCCGGCACGGTCAATCGCGTTCACGATGCCACGGTGGTGGCGGAGATACTCAATCCCACCACGCCGCCGACGCAATACGGCACCGCGGTGGTGATGGATGCCGCCACCGGGACGATCCGGGTGCCGATCGCCGCCGATACGGTGTTCGATGGGCTCTACTCGCGGCCCTACCCGACGCAGTCCAGCCAGGACCCGTTGGGCACCTCGACGCCACCCACCTACGTGCAGCAGCCGATCGGCAACGTGCTGCGGCGCGGCTTCATGTCGGTGCTGCTGCGTGGGGCCACGGCCGCGGCCAAGGGTGCGCCAGTCTACGTGTGGACCGCGGCAGCGGCTGGCGGACAAATCCCCGGCGGCATCACTGCGGTGTCCGGCGCATCGAGTGCGGTGATGCCGGGCGCGTTCTTCCGTGGGCCGGCTGACCCCGGCGGCTTCACCGAGGTCGAGTACAATCTGTAACTGAAAGGAGTCCGCCATGCCGCTCGACAGCGTCGGCATGAGGGGGATGCACACCTTCGATGGCTTCACGCGTGACGCCACCGGTGCATTCCTTATTGGCGAGTTGGAGCGTCTCGATCAGACCATCCACGAGCCACTGGTAGCGGTGACGTGGGGCCGCGATATCGATCTCCGCGAGGATGTGACCACGGGCGATGAAGTTAGCAGCTTCACCAATTCATCGTTCGCGGCGGCCGGTGGCATCAATCCCGCGGGCATCGCGTGGATCGGCAAGACCACGAATGCGATCACCGGCGCGCAACTGGATATCGGCAAGACTCCCCAGCCGTTGAATCTCTGGGGCATGGAATTGTCGTATACCCAGCCGGAGCTTGAGAGCGCGATGCGTGTTGGTCGTCCGATTGACGACCAGAAGTATCAAGTGATCAAGCTAAAGCACCAGATGGACATCGACATGATGGTCTATACTGGTGACAACTCGATCGGTGCCTTTGGACTACTCAATCACCCGGCGGTCACCAACGTCAGCAACGTCACTGGTGGCACCTGGGCGACGATCGCCGCGGCACCGCCGCCTGACGCCATCCTGGCCCAGGTGAATGAGTTGCTGTCATCGGTCTGGTCAGCGTCGGCCTGGGCGGTGATGCCGACGGAGCTTCGGGTGCCGCCGGTGCAGTTCGGCATCCTGGTGCAGACCAAGGTCTCGACTGCGGGTAACATCAGCCTGTTGCGTTATCTGCAAGAGAATTCGCTGTGCAACACGCAGAATGGCCGGCCGCTGAATATCCAGCCATTGAAGTGGCTGAATTCTCGTGGCACCGGCTCGACACAGCGGATGATGGCCTACACCAAGGCGTACAATCGCGTGCGCTACCCGCTCACGCCGCTTCAGCGCACCCCGCTGGAATGGCGCAGCCTCTACAACATCACGACCTACTGGGGCCGGATGGGTATGATCGAGGTGGTCTACCCAGAGACGCTTGGCTATCGCGACGGCATTTAGCCGTTCACTGCGCTTTTGACGATCCTACTCTGAGCCCCGGACCGGGCAGATTACTCCCGCCGCAAGGCGCACGTTCGGTTCACCCCATTGCCTACCACACCAAGGAGCAACGCCATGGCTACGATCAAGGTCGCGAGCCCGTTCATGCTGCAACTGCCACCGCCGGATGACGCTCCGCCGCAGATGGGCCCGTCGGAGAAGCTGTTCTTTCCGGAGCCCGGCGAATATGAGGTCGACCAGCCGGTGGCCGATCACTGGTATACCCAGATGCACCTGGACGGCTATGTGCCGCCGCCGACCAGCATCACCCCGGAGGTGCGGGTGATGCTGACGGTGGAGCAGGCGAAGGCCAAGCAAGAGCAGGTGCCCGCGACGACCTCCTGACCGCGCAGGGCGTGCTGACCGGCACGCTGCTTGGCGTCACCATGTGGGCGCTGATCGCCATGCCGTTTGTCCTGTGACCACGGTCGAGGACTGGCGGCGCGTGCTGCGAGGAGAATGGCCGATGTCCCCTTTGATGATCGTGCTGGTGATCGTGCTGATCCTCATTCTGCTTGGTGGCGGATGGGGCTATCGCACCGGCTACTACGGTCCGCAGCAGTTCGGCGGCGGCGTGGTGGTGGTGCTGTTGATCGTGCTGGTGCTGTGGATACTCGGCGTGCTGCGCTGAAAGGAGGGCCTGATGGCCATCGTGCGGATTGCCAAGCGGTTCACCCTGCAACTCGACCCCAAGCAGATCGGCGAGGCGGCGGA